TTTCTGTGCCTAGTTGTTCTATGTCTTTGTTGAGTTCGTCGTTTGAGCCATAATATTCGCGCCAGTCACTTTCTTTTGTTCCCCGGCGTCTGTTTTTCCTACCTTTAAGAGGTGGCTTGCTGGTTTTGAACCGTGCAAGTTTCTTCCCGATGTATTTACGATTATTTGTCAAATTCGTTATCAAATACACGAATCCAACGCAATCTTCAGGTAGTGCTTCAATTTCATTAGATTCAAATAACCATGACATTAAATGTAATTATCACAATCTATCATCACTAGGAAATTTCTACATCATTCATATAACTGGTAAATCCTCCTTCTTTTATTACACTTAGTACATTATTAACACGCCCTGCTAGTTCATCTTTGTGTGATACTAACCAAACACTACGGTTACCTTCACGTGCCATCTTTTTAAGTATTGCTAAACTGTTTTCAACACCACTGGCATCCATACCAGTGTCAATCACTTCGTCAATGAACATCAAGTTGATCTGTTGATATAAACTTTCCCAAACATCACGGAACGCCCAACTCATACTCAGTATCAGTCTGTTACGTTCACCTCTGCTCAAGTTGTCAAAGTCCAGTTCTCTTCCTAATTCTTCAATGCTTACTGTTAAGTCGTTGTTAAACTGCACAGTATGTGGGAGTCCAATCCGATCCAAATACTGTATTAGCCTGTTGTTTAGATAACTTAGATTCTGATCAATGATACGTTTTCGTATAAAACTGTCTTTGTTTGTAAGCAGTTTCAGTAAAAAGTCCTGATGCTCTTTTATACTGTTTAGGTCATTGATCAAATCATAACCTATTTCTTGTACTGCCTGTGTTTCCATTTCAACAATTTGTTCCTCATAAGGATCAGACTCTGCTAGTTTTGTTTCAAGTTGATTTGTTAAGTTTTCAATTGTGTTTTTGTGATTGATGGCGTCTTCTTTTGAATCATAGAATACATTGGGGATTGGCCCCGGTTGCCCAAGTTGTTCAAGTTTGCTAACTTGAACTTGTACTTTTTCTTTACTTTCATTGTGTTGCTGTTCCGTTTCTGATAGTGTTTCGCTTTTCTTTTTTAACACATCCAAGTGTTTTTCGTCGTGTATTTCTTGCCCACAAGCATAACACTCGTGACGTTTTAGTTTTTCTATTTCATTTTTTAAACTTGTAATGGACTTGTCCAGCCTTGCACTTTCCTGCTCACCAGATACTTTCCATTTGTTAACCTCTCTAATATCCTTGGACATCTGATTATGCAATTCAAGTGCATCGTGTGCCAGTAGCTCAGCCTCAATATCAATACCATCTAAGTTACTCAAAGCAGTGCTTAACTTATCCAACTCTTGTTGTTTTTTGTTTTGCCACAGAGTCTGCCTGCGTTTGGTTGCTTCAATTTGTTCGTTAACACGTTCATTTGCATCCTGTACTGCTTTGATCCTGAACTCTTCTTCTGTGATGCTATTTTTAGACTGCTTGAGCTGATCCTTGAGTATGTCTGCCTTTTCACTTAGCATGGTAATACCCAGCAACTGTTCAATAATAGTACGCTGATCGTTTGCACGCAAGCTCAAGAACGGTTCTGTGTAGGTGTTTAGTGCTACAACATGCTTGAACATGTCATGACTCATGTTGAGCATGCGTTCTATTTCTGCTTGTGTTTCCCTTGAATCGCCTTGCGACTCGTCTGTGATTTCCTGCTCTGCACCACCTATATAAAATGCTACAGTGTTTGGCTTGCGTCCACGCTCAATCTTGTATTCTGTGCCATTGTTTTCAAACTCAATGGTAACCAGCATGTTCTTGCCGTTGGTTTTGTTTATCAAGTTATCTTTACGTATCTTTGTTAGTGCTTCTCCGTAAAGTGCATAACTCAATGCATTAATAATGGTTGTCTTGCCTGTGCCGTTACGTGCACCAGTGTCATCGCCACCTAAATCCAAGTTACGACCCAGCACCAGTGTCAAGTCCTTGCGGCTAAAATTAACAGCCTGGGTTGCATTACCCACGCTCATAAAGTTCTTTACTGTTAGATTTTTTACTTTAAACATAAATGATTTATAATTTCAGCAGTTGAATCGAAGTACTGGTTCTGACCAAAAGGCATTTCAATGCCATACTTATTTTCAAGTACAGCATCAATATAACTTTCTTGAAATAGTCCTAGTTGTACAATGGGAACAATTTCTAAGTTTTGTATTGAATGTATTATATTGTCGGCTTGTGATTTATAGTTTCTGTATATTTGTCTTTCGTAAAACTTTTCCCAGATGTCGTCAACACAATTGTACACGACTGATTGATCATACCAATCAGCTATTTGTCGTATTCCTTCAATAAACAATTGCTTATTATAAAAGTTTCTGTAAGGAAAGTCTATACTGTTGACACTCGAATCATATACCAATTCTTCAAGTACTTTGATAAATCCGTTGCTTTCCGGATGTTTAAATCCAAACTTGAAGAATTCTCTAAGAACATAACGTGGACAGTTGGGATTTTCTGCAGATATGCGGTTTCTTGGATACGCATCGTTGATACTGTCCACCAGATACGGAAAGTATGCACTATCCATTAACTTGTTGTAGGTATCATTCTCCAGCTCATTTGTTTCTATGTTGGAGTTTGCTATGCGCAAAAATGCGCCAGTCATCAACAACAGCAGGTCGTCGTGGTCATATGTTATTCTAACCACACGCTTGCTGGTTTCTAATCCTTTGTTTGTAAAGTGCTGTCCATGAAATATCCTATTGTTGATATACTCATTGGTTTTCAAATGACTTGCGCCAACACTGTTGAAAGGTAGAAAGTTTACCTGCATGTTACAGATATGCTTGTTGCACACATATTCAAGGAAGTATCCGTGACTCCCTGCAACATAATCAATTGAAATCATAGTGTACTTTTTTTATCAGTTCAACAAATAAACTGTTGTCTTTTGTGCAGTACTGAAACTCAGCAACTGCATAGTTCTCGGGAAATATACCTGCAATGCTGGTAAATCTATCAACCAATCGTGAGTCATTTAGATTGATCAAATTCATCCTTATAAGCACAACTTCGGGTGTAAAACTATATACCAACGATTCAAGAGAATCTGTTAATTCTGATATGTTTTTATACTTGAGATATGCACTGTGATCCAACACCAAAGTGTTGCAAACACTAGGTTTGCTGGGTAATTTACCATCGTTTAGTAGATAATCAAACTGTTGTCTTGTTAGCCCATAGTTCTTACAGGTTTGTATGTACTCATACTTCACTATGTCTTCGCCAATAAAATTGTTAGCATAGTACCAACCTGCACAGTCAAACAGTACCTTGATTCCAGGATACATGGTTAGATTTATCAGTTGATTGTACGACATACCAACAGTTGGATATACCTGTTGATAAAATTCGTGACTATTGTGTGTTGTAACCTTAGTTTGTTCCATATACCCAAGTTAATGGTTGCACAAAATTAAAATACTTTCCTTGGTCATCATCAAACGTGCCTGACTTGTATGTGCTGTAGTGTGATAAAATACTCTGCACCAGCACCACTAAATTTTGACCATCAGCATGTTCGTCAAACTCGATATCAGTATTGTTTCCCAGTACACAATATCTGTTGATTCCCAAATAAAAAGATTTGTATTCTTTAAGATCCTGTATGAACTCTACCAGCTCAGACAGCCATCCTGTGTGATTAAAGATCGCAACTGCATGTTCACTGGTTGGATCCAAGTTTAACCTACTTGCAAATTCAGTGTCGTTGCCAATATAGTGTACTGGTTTATTTTCAAATAGATCCAGTATTAACTTATCTTGATCACAGTTGTTATTGCCTAGTTGCGTACTACGCCAACTCATAAGTTTCTGTAAATGTCCAGCAGTGTCTTTGGATCATACTGGTCACTATTGATGTTGCTGAGTTGGTTAGTAACAATAGTATCTACACTTTCAAACTTGATATTGCCCTTGGTATCAAAGTTTATGTCGTCTGACATTTGTTTTTGTGGAATAAGAGTAATCTCTCGCAACTTGTACTTGCCCACAAATTCTTCTTTGATAAAGGTTGCTTCTTCATAACTGATATCTACATCCAAATCAACACGCACATGCATGCCAGGTTGCAGTCTTGCTTCTGTATGCTGTAGCAAATCACTCAATTGATACACACGATAACGTGGTTGTTCGTCCCAACTAAAGTACTCTGGATCCTTGCCCCAATCCAATACCATCATGCCACGTTGATCATCTGCGGCATCTGCATAGTTGTGTGGGAAGCAGTTGCCAATGTAGTGTATGTTGCGTTGCACTTGACGTTTGTGGAAGTGCCCTGTGAACACAGTTTCAACACCGCCGAATGCTTCTGCTTTGATTTCACCATGATCAGGCATCTGTACCATGGCATTCATGAAGAAATTGGGCAACTCAAAGTGGCCGAACATGTACTTGCCTGAATACTTGGGCACACGTTTGTAATCTTCGCCTACCATCCACGGAGCAAAGATAACATCGCCTTCTTGTTGCCAGTCATTGCATATATGCACATTGGACAAGTGTCTGGCCCACTCCACACTCTGCACATCACGTTTGTCTCTATAGTACAAGTCATGATTGCCAGGGATAAAGAACACATTGTCAAAGTTGTCGTTTAGGTGCTCTAGTGCTTTGAGACTGTAGTTCAACGTAACAATATTGATACTGGCACGATTGTTATGCCAGTCGCCTAAGAACATACAGGTCTCGCAACCTTCTTCTTTGGCTTTTGCAGTAAACCATTTGATAAAATTTAAACAGTCTTCGTTGTGTTGAGTACTGTTGCTTTTTAGTCCAAAGTGTATGTCAGTGCATACGGCCGCTTTTTTAAATAAGTTCATAACCACTATTATAACAAAACAGTGCCGGGAATGCTACCAACAAGATTACCTTTTTGACATGGCTGCAAATATTTCAGGATGGGCCTGTGAAAAGTTAACTTTCCTGCGCAGGTCTAGTTTGTTCATCTCGTCTATGAATTTCTTACCATCAACTGCGTCGGTTTCAGCCATCCTCATTGCAATACTTTTAAGTTCAGGGTGTGCGCTGTTGTGATATTTGTTGTAAACTAGATCCTTGGCAGTTTGAGTCATTTGGTCAATACTCAAGTGAGTTGGACTTTCCAGGTACGCTGTAGTAACAGTGAATCCTTTGTAGTTTTGTTCAAAGAAGTCAAACAACTGATCCAAGTACAAAACGTTTTGGATACTAATAGTGGGAAAGAATATAATATTCACAGCATCTGAACTGAGTTTTGCCCAACGATTGATTATATCTACCACTTCGTTCCACGGAACTGGGCTTCCTCTTTGTATTTCAAATCGATCTTTGATATCATCTATACTCAGCAACACATCTACCAAGTTGAACTGCAACAATAGATCCACTATTTCGTCTGACCAGTAACTGCCGTTTGTGTTTAAACCAATTTGTATATTTTTATGATATTCAGATGCAAGCATGTATCTTAACATGTCTGGTAAATCTGGCATCATAACCGGCTCACCACCTAGTAAATGAAAACTTTTTAGATGAGGCATTGCAGGATCCAACACAGTTGCATATATGTCAGGCTTGCCGGGTGCCGGTCTTATTGCTGACAAATCTTTGATCATGGATTTGAAATTTTGCTTTGATTCTGCGTCTTTGGCAAATCTCATTTCTTCTAACGCTATAGCAGAACTGGATTCTCCTACACACATTCTACACTTGAAGTTGCAAAGATTACTAGGAGTAATGTGTACATGCCTAGCACGAAACTCATCTCCGTCTGGGTCAAAGTCAAAGTATTCTAGATCTGCCCCAATTTTAAGTTTTGGATACAGCATCTGCCTCATGCTGGTTCCACCTAGGTCTTCTGTGTTCCAACAGTTTTGGCAACCTTTTGGTCTTAGTCCTTGTTTGAATTGGTGTCGCAGATCCTTGTAGACATCGTTGTTTATAACTTCTGTCAGCGTTTGATCGTTTACATTACCAACTGCAAATGGTTCGTAATTGTCGAATCTTTCTTCGCGGTTGTTGTAACTTGATGTGCAGTCACCGTGTTTACAACACACTTCAACGTCACCGTTCACATGAATCTTTGTTGATGTGAATGGCACAAAACACATGGTTTCAAACGAGTAGATTTTATCATCTGGAATTGGAGCAGTATCGTCCAGATCAACATGTTGCCAGGCTATCATTGCACTGGTTGTGCCACCGTACTTGTTGAATGCTGTGGACAGTGATGCTTGTATATCATGCGGACAGTGTATACTGATAAACCCATTGTCTATTCCTAACTCTGAAACACAGCGTTGTATGTGATTACACAACAACTGACTAGGTTCATGCGAGCTAAAGAATACAACACGTTGGTCGGGAGCAAATACGCGATCACTACAGTCTTCCAACAGTTTAAAAACACTACTGTGTTTGTCTGTTATGTCATGAATGTCAATGAACTTGACCACGTCATACTGCTCACTGACATTTGTTTTAAACTGTTGGATGTGCATGACTAATCATTTTCACCTGTGTAGGTACCTGACGATCCTCCTGGGCCAACCCCAGTCCACCCAGTTTTTCCTTGTCTGGTATAACTGGGAGTAAGATTGTTCATTTCTAATATGTCGTCACGTATGTTTTGATTGCGCTTTTCCACATTCAATACCCTGGTAAAACTATTAGTAATAGCGGCAGTGTAATATGCAAATGGATTTTGTGACTTTGATTCATCAAACTGTAAACCAATCTGGCTTAATTGTAACAATGCTTGACTACGCATCTCATCGTTATAGGTATAACCACGCCAGTTACTACGTGTAGCATAACGCTCGCACAGTTTCATAAACATGTGTGCCAGTTTGTTGGTCATAGCACCGTGTTCCTTGCAAAATTCCCCAGTGTCCATGTCGCCTTTCCAATGACTCTTGCCTACCAAATAAGGCTCACCTTCTTCGTTAACTCTATAGTGAAAAAATGGCGGGAAGTTACACCTGACGTGCTTTTTGGCCACACCAGGCTCAGGTTCTGTTGCTTCTACTTTTGGCTCCGCTGGTTCCACAGCTTCCTCAAACAAAGGCTTTAGTACTTTCTTGGACTTTTTGCCCCCGTTGGGATCAAATGGTACATGTTCAAATGTCATTATCCTGAATACCACATCGGTAGCAGGCACATCACGTGTGTTTACTTTGAACTCATCCAGTTTGAGTTTTGTGGATGATTCAGCTTGTGCGGCATCAAATGCGGCACGACCTAGTCTTTCTGCACGCAATTTGCGTCCTTCTGCAATATTTGTTTTGTTTATATTACCAATGCCTGGCAGTATGATGTCAAAGTCACCATTTTCTGGTGTTGTAAATTTGCAGTAAGTTTTCTTACTTTTGTGTATTTCTTTTAAAATGTCTCTATTGTTGAGGTAATTCTGTTTTCTCATGGTGATCCTTTATCTATGCATATAATTTAACAAATAAATACTAAAAGAGCAAGAGGAAAGATAGAAAAAATGATAGTTAACCAACAAAAAGTTACAAAACCTAATAGGCCAACTGATCGCAATAACCAGACTGGTACCAGCAACCCAATTCCTGGAATCCAGGCGCAGGCCTCGCTGACTTCAACAGGCCTTGAAAAAGATGTTACCACAACCACATCAAGTATTAATCCATCACAAGCTCGCAGAGACCAAGCTGGATTTAATGGATCACTTGGTGCTGACATCCCAGACGCAACAGAGCCAGCACCATCTGGGCCTACTGTAGGATTCGCTGGCCAAGAAAAAGATTGGCGTGTGCGTTTAAGTGTATCGCCAGAATCAGAAGTATTGTACAGGAACCCCGGGGATGCTGGTATACTCAATATTCTACGGCGCACAGACGGGGTCATTTTTCCTTATGTTCCTCAAATTACTATTAACCATAATGCAAACTACTCCCAACAGAATCTTACGCATGCAAATTATCGACAGTATTTTTACGAATCAAGCTCTGTTGACAACATTCAAATCAATGGAGACTTCACAGCACAAACAAGCGACGACGCACGATATCTTCTAGCGGCTATACATTTCTTTAGATCAGCAACAAAAATGTTTTATGGAGACTCTGGACAATACCAAGGATCTCCGCCGCCAATACTTTATCTTGATGGGTATGGTAAACATTATTTACCTCATGTTCCTTGTGTGGTAACCTACTTTAGCCAGATGTTACCCAACGACGTTGACTATATCAATGCTGAAGTATTTGCCCAGGATCCCACAGAAGAAGAGTTTTTCAATGGAGGCGGCAGTAATAAAACCAGAGTGCCAACAGCATGCACGCTGATGATACAACTACAGCCAGTGTACAGCAGGATCAGACAGAAAGAATTCAGCTTTGATAAGTTTGCGGCAGGGGCATTGATCAACAAAGGATTTATATAGTGGCCAAGGTAACGTATTCAACAACTAGTGCTTATGCACAAACCCAATTATTCGGCAACTTCCTTGACGTGATGACAAATAGACCAATCAGCAAGAAAGTAGACGATGTGTTGTACCAAATTGATTCAGTATACAATCTGCGCCCTGACATGCTGGCGTTTGACTTGTATGGCGATAGTAGATTGTGGTGGGTGTTTGCACAACGCAACCCAAACATCTTAAAAGACCCTCTTTTTGATTTCAAACAAGGGGCACGAATATATATTCCTAAGAAAGCAACCCTCAAAGCAGACTTGGGAGTCTAATAGATGGCAGACGTAGCAGACAGAATTAATGAAATAGAGCAACGACTCAAGGTCATTGATAGAAGAAGAAAGAGCCTAGAAGAACAGATTGAATTCAAAAATGAAATTGGAGCGTCCGCTTTCTTTGATGTGAGAATCCTTGGAGAGTTAAATGCGGAAGCAGTAGCTCTCAGCGCAGAACTTAATACGTTAAAAAATGAACAAGGCGATCTAAACAGCGCCAAGGGACAAACTGCTGAATCCCAAGTAGACAACACACAACCTCCTACAGTTGAAGGCGAAGGAGTACAAGCAGTTACACCCAATCCAGAACCGTTAACCGAAGAAGAAGAAAACAAAGCCGCTGGATTTGATGGCAGTACAGTTGAAGAAGAAACTCCTGCTATAGTAAGCAGTGAGGACGATGCCGCATCTGGATTCAATGGAGAT